GATGGGGACGAGATTTTTGGGTTTACCTCTCTAAAAACTCCCCGGGAAGCTTTGTCACACTTAGATTTGCATGAAGAAATCGGGGATGATATCGGAGGAGCTCGCCGGAGGATTGAGAAAGAGTACGAAGATTTAGACGCCCCTATTGAACCTTACGTTGAAGATCCTGAAGTGGCCAAAAAGCGAAGGGCTAGAATGAGGGAGTTATTTCCAAATAGCCGGTTTAGGGATGTCAGTAACGGAGAATAAATGCCAATAATGACAAGAGAAGGCCATTGCGAGTTTGATGGCTGCGAGAAACAGATTAAAGCAAAGCGGCTTTGTCAGTATCACTATCACAAGGCTTTGTATCCAAGGAACTGCGATAGGCCTAATGTCATTCTAAAAAAGAAAAAGGTAGATACTCTTAACGGAGCAGAACTCTGGGCGTTAATTGAAGCAGACCTAAAAAGCGGAAAGTTAAAACTAAATAGGTAACCACTGTGACTACTTGGATCGTTTACACTAAAAAAGAGAATTCTCCTCTCTGGAAGAGCGACAACAAAAACGACTTGGATATAATAGTTCGGAAATTGCCAGATGCTATTAGCACTAAGCTTTATGTGGCAGAAGCTAAAAAACAGGAGAAAAAATGAAACTATTAGTTAACCACTGCTCGCACGGGTTTACTTTGTCTGAGCGTCAGAAGACTCTTTTCCCGGAGCTGCAGACTGTTCCATACATGAAGGTGTCAGACGTAAACCGAGCTGACGAGCGTCTTATTGCTTCGTTTGAGGCTGGAGACAACCGTGGCGATGGCGGATCAACTCTAGCTATCGTAGAGATTCCAGACGGCGCTCGCTTTAGAATCATCTCTCGAGATGGATATGAAGAAGTTGTTTGGACTATGGGAGAGCTTCACAGCGCATAATGTCCGCTAAATATCTTGGCAAAAATTCCTGGGTAGATGACTACAATCATGTAATTGTAAACGTCCATGCAAGTAATAAGTGCAAGAATGACTACTGCACTCTCCATAACCCCTCTGATCATCATATGTTAGGATTTCCTCAGAGGTGGAGGCAAGATCGCCATATTATGGAAAGAATGTGCCCTCACGGTGTTGGACATCCGGACCCAGACGATATTGCTTTAAATACTGTTCATGGGTGCGACGGGTGCTGCGTTAAGGAGATATTTAATGGCTAAGTTTGAAGGAACCCCAGAGGAAATGGCTGCATTTGAAAAAGGTGTAGCCACTGAGCGGGAACGAATTCTAAAGATTTTAAGAAAGTTTCACCAGACTTTTGGGTCAGGGGATATTGCTGAATCGACAACAATGATGGAAACCAAGTACATGTACAACTTCATCATTGACGCCAGACCAGTTAAATAGCTTGAGTTAGTAGCCAAAATGAAAATTCTTGGCATAAATGAGACAACGCACGATGCTGCAGTTTGTCTTATTGAAAATGGCGAAGTTCTATTTGCTGGTCATGCCGAGCGTTACAGCAAAGAAAAGAACGACTGGTTCACTAACGATGCTCTTATAGCAGATGCCCTTACTTATGGGACCCCCGACAAGATTGCCTACTACGAGGACTACTGGCTAAAGAAGCTAAGGATTGCTAGGCATGGTGGGTTGGGGGGAGGAAAACCATACTTTAAGTCGAGCCGATTGCTTAGGGGAATTCCAGTAAAAGATTTTAAGCACCACCAGTCTCATGCTGCTGCTGGGTATTACACGTCCAACATGGCAGACGCCCTTATTGTCGTGCTAGACGCCATCGGAGAATTCCAGACTTCCACTGTGTGGGTGGGGGAGGGCGACAAGATTAACCTAGTCTGGGAGCAAAAATATCCAGTTAGCTTCGGTCTTTTTTACTCTGCTTTCACCAAACTAATTGGTCTTAAGCCAAATGAAGAAGAGTACATCATGATGGGTATGGCAGCCTATGGTGATGCCAATAGATATTATGAAAAAGTCAGACAATATTTTCCAGTCTTTGATCGTCAAAAATATAACTTCCACTCTGGCATTATTGACTGGAAAGAGCCGGTAGAAGGTCAGGCTAGATTTGATTTAGCAGCTGCAGTACAAAAAGTATTTGAGGATCGTCTCATGGAATTCATGGGGTTTGCAAAAAGTATTACTAGAAAAAAGAATCTAGTCTTTATGGGCGGCTGTGCTTTGAATAGCAAAGCTAACACCCTGCTGCGGAACATATTTAAAAATGTTTGGATCATGCCTAATCCAGGGGACGCTGGGTCGGCTTTAGGGGCTGCTGCAGCTTTGTATGGCAAGCATTTGAATTGGCAGGGGCCGTACTTAGGTCATGGGGTTGGGGGAGACTATCCAGTAGAGAAAATACTAAACGCCCTTATTGTCGACAAGATAGCGCCAGTAGCATCTGGTAGAGCTGAGTATGGTCCGAGGGCATTGGGAAACCGAAGTATCTTGGCGGATCCGAGAGATCCTGATATTAAAGACAAGGTAAACCTAATCAAGAAGCGGGAGTTGTTTAGACCGTTTGCTCCGGTGGTTATGGAGGAACATGCTAGCGAGTGGTTTGACATGAACTACACTTCGCCTTACATGCAGTACACGCCTAGATGTCTTAAGCCAGAGTTAATTCCTAGTGTGGTCCACGCCGACGGAACTGCCAGGGTCCAGACTGTAACTGCCCGGCAGCATCCCGGTCTATATCAGGTATTACAGAAGTGGTATAGCCTTACCGGTGTACCAGTGCTATTAAACACTAGTTTGAATATTAAAGGGCAGCCTATAATAAACGACGCTAGTGATGTGAAAGAATGGACCAAATATTATGGCAGGGAGATCATAAGCTAATGATTATTCTTTACTACCTCGAGAAGGCGTATAAGAAAGTAAAAAACTTTATATTTCCAAAGAAAAACAACGATAAAGACAGGTTTATATACTGATGTCGTATTTTGACAAATTTGATCGGGAGATTGTTTTGGACCTAGATGAAGCAACGAAGCTTGCAGTAAAGGTTGTGATGAAGGAGGGGGAGCTACAATTTAGGGAACTTTTGATAGACGTTCTTAAGAAAGAAATAGCAGACGCTCGGGGGGCCCTTAAAGTTGAGCCAAATCTTGAGTGGGAAGATGGCCTCGAATACTGCATCCATCTGCTCAAAAACATGGATTCAGACGCTAGCTAGAATAGTTAAAAAGACTTAGGAGAATTTATGTGCGGTGGAAACTGCGGTTGTGGCAGCTCTTTTGACGAAGAGGGCCTATTTGAAAAACCAGCTAAGCCTAGGGTTAATCCGGCTACGTTAGAAGAGGACAGCAAAGCTTCTTTCAATACTGGGTACGCCGAAGGATTTAGACACGCCAGGGAAGTTTTCTGGGAGGAGTTCCAGATCAAAGCTAGCGACGCAAAGATGGTTGCAAAGTATTTGGCTGAGGAAGATCCTGGTGCCCTAGAAGTTGACGGCTTAAGAATTGTTGCTGCTACCTATCTTCATGCTTCAGACGTAATTATTAGGGACCGCAGAGAATACCCTGGCTACATCGAAAAAGACGAAAAGCTTTTTTAGTAGACGCCCACGTGGGTAAGTATTAGTGTGTAGATATGGAAGACTCCGAAAAAAGATTTCTTTATAGGTTTGAGCATTACGAGCCGCTGGATGGAGAAGTTTATGTTGAATGGCTTTGGCTGAAGCGGGATGAAATTATTCCATATGCGGCTGAGGGCGAGACTTCTTTTAGAATAGCCACCAAAGACGAAGAAGATCTTTATAACGAAGCATATGCAGACGGCTACTCTATTGCTGCTTTGATTGAGTATGAGTCTCAGTATGACGGCATAACATTTCGTGTTGAATTGGATAAAAGTGGCGATTTAGATTTCACTAGCAAAAAAATGTTTCAATGCGCCGTTTGCAATCGTCATTTAGATTTTGAAGACAATGTTGCTTCTGCTGGCGGTATGTACTTAGGAGCTGTCAGAGACGAAAAGCTTTGGCACATTTGCTATGACTGCGCACAAGGAAGAGCTGAAGTAGAGTGGATTGAACAAGGGTGGGTATGGGACGATGACTCTTGGTCAGCGGACGAAAAGAATAGCTAAACCATACATTGCTCAATACAAGCGATCCCCGTGGTGGGTTAAGAGTTTAACGCTTGGTTTGATTGGTCTAATTATTCTGCCAGATCCCTTTGACTGGTTTCCGGGGGTCGCTTTTCTAGACGAGCTTTTGTATGCTACGCTACTGCTTAAGTTGCTTTACAAATACGGGGCATTGCCCAGCGAAGTAAAAACAAGCCCAAAAGATTTAGTAAAAGAAATATTGAGGAAAGATGAATCTAGATGAGTTCAGAAAAATCGCGCACAAGCATTATCAATTCGCTGAAGACGTTTTGGTCAAAAAACAAAATGATTACGGTCCCACTAACATTAGTCGCTCTCCCGGTGGTCCTCTTAATGGTCTCCGTGTACGTATACATGACAAGGTTTCACGGATCAACCATCTCATCGATTCGGGAGTCACGCCAGAAAACGAATCGCTAAAAGACTCTTTTCTAGATCTAGCTAACTACAGCATTATTGCCATGATGGTATTGGACGGGGAATGGCCAGAAAAGTAAACGTCTCTTACGAAAGCCTTCGTCAAGAGGGACGCGAAGAAGTTTTGGAATGGCTAAGGCAGCACGAGATTATCAGCTACAGCAAGCCTGAGAATAAATACTTTGTTTTTAATCAAGACAGTAAGTGGTTACTGTTTTTGCCCTGGGAAAAATCAGAGAAATAGCTCGCTGGTAGACTGGTCATACGTTTGTTTAGGAGCGCTATGACTAATCATCCACCTATGTTCGCATCTCAGGCTGCGGACCAAAAGAAATGGGACGAGGGCTTTAAGGCTGGCATTGCAGAAGCTCTACATGAACTATCTTCGGCTGTTGAAAAAAATTCAGATTTAGAGGGTCCAACTAAGGACTGGGTATCAGAGCTTTCAACAAAAATCACTAAAAAATATCTTTAGGGGATCTTATGGGAACCCCTATAGACAGGGAGCAAATTCCAGAGCTAGTAGATAGCTTTGTTCATTTTGCTTCCCCTAAGTTTTGGGGAGATCCAGAGTGCATTTCTGGTAAGGTTAAATACGTAGAAACATCTAATAACCCTGAGGTTTTGTATGTTCAGCCTTATGGGCTAGGGTATTCTGTACGAGTTAATGTAACCTGCTATAGGGTTATGGAAAAGATAGAGGAATATGAGCAGCATTCGAGCCACTGAGCGCCAGCTAAGAAAACTCCAAAAACAGCGTCACCTCTATGAAATACAGATGATGATTCTTGCTAATCCACTACTTAAGAACTTGAGCAAGAGGGACCAAAAGACTTTAGTCAAGATTATGTATAAAGCCGAAATGATTGAAATGTTTATGCGAGACAGGCAGATTGTTCGTATAAATGACTCTTTCGAGGACATCGTAGAAAACGTTGCCAGGCTGCTAGATGACGCGGTAGACCGGGCTAGAAACGAAGATGAGGATCCAGACGGTCCTCCACCGCCCCCCAGGTTTTAAAAATCTTTTAATTTGGACTTGACAAACTAAAAAGAGTCCATTATCTTTTTCTGTATCTGAACTAGAAAGGTACAGAATGAAGAAGACAGCGGTAGTTCTAACTACCTTAGCCCTTTCAATGGGCGTATTTAGCCCTGTAGCGGCCCTAGGAAGCTCTCAGGCGGCCCTAGATGTCAGCGCCTACTACAGAGTTGATCTGGGCTACAAAGTGGGCTGGAAGGCCCCTAGTGACGTTTCTGGCGTCACTGGCTATTTAGTGACTGCTCAGCCGGGCGGGCAAACTTGTGTAGTTTTAAGAGCAGCTGCCAAAGAATGCACCTTCTCGACTAGGGCTTTGGGCTTTACTCAGCAGTACAGGTTTGCTGTAGCAACCCTAAAGAATGGTGTGCCAGTTGCTACCTCGGTCCTGTCTAATGCTGTTTCTGCTGCATCAATTCCAGTAGCTCCTCTAATTGCTACCTCTAGCGTTGTATCAAGTACTCAGGTTGACGTAGCGTGGATTCCAAGCCCTAACAATGGCGGTGCTCCGCTGTATGGCTACAAAGTTACTTACTGGAAGTCTGATACCAGAGGCAATCCAATAAACGCCACTAAGGCCGAGCTTGTTTTGTCTGACACCTTTACTTCGCTGTCAGTCGATCCTGGATTTATGTACATCATTAACGTGGCTGCATGTAATGCCTATGGCTGTAACTCGACTCAGTACTGGACTTATGCCAACACTGGTGCAACCAACGTCGTACTTCCACGAGTAATTGGTGGCGGTACTGCATCAACTACCTGCTTTGAGAGCATCTATGACGCAAACGTTGGTGAGACTCAACTTGGGACCTGCGGAAGCGTAGTTGCTGATCCGAGCACCTACCCGACTGTAGATCCATCAGCTACAACCTTAAACATTCAACTAGCAACTAAGTTCGATCAAGGGGCTGGATTCTCTAGATTTATGAGAAGCTATTCACTTAAAACTTGGGGACCAATTGGATTGCCCTGGTTTGCGCACTTCAATGCAACCAGCAAGTCTATAGCTAATGGTTTCGAGATTCCGGCTGTGGTGACTTCAACTACTCCAGTAGTATGTGAGGTAGTTGGACCAAAAGTTATTTTCAAGACTGTAGGCCAATGTGTTCTAAGTGGAAGTGTTGGCGGTAATGGAGTTTGGAACCCAAGCAACGTTGCTACTGCAGTTTTGGCTGTAACTAACTAAATGACAAAACGATAAATAAGAAAAGCCCCCGATGTTTTGTCGGGGGTTTCTCTTTATTCCTTGTCGGGATTAATACTTGTTTGAGTTGATTGCTCCACGGAGGGCTGCAATAGTCTGGGGCCCCCATGAGCCATCAATACGACCTTCGTAGTCAGCGCGAGCAACTAGGCGCTTTTGGACGCCCTTATAGCTGTTAGTTCCAGGATCTCCATCAATTGGACCTGAGTATCCGTGGGAAGCAACTGAGCGCTGAATGGCCATCCAAGTTTGCTTTCCTGGGTTGCCATCGATTGCGCCAGTGTAGCCGTGATCGCGCTTTAGAATTTCTTGGAACTTCTTCCAGTCGTCAACAGTTAGTTCTTTCGACTCATCGGCAACTAAGGGCTTTACTTCAGTAGCAACTGGTTCTGCTGCCTTTGGAGCTTCGCCTTTGATGATTGCTTTAGCAGTCTTCTTGTCAACCTTTGGGGCAACTGCGCCTCCGCTGTTAGCGATGATTGCTTTCTTAAGATCGGACTTTGAAGTGGTTGGACCAAAGACGTCCTTAACTGCCTTGCCAAGAGTTGCATGCAAATGAGCCCCACTTGAAGCATTGCCCGTGTTCCCGATCGTCATGCCGTGAGTGACATCACCAGCTGTTACTTTGTCGCCGACTTTAACGCTTAGCGCAATCTCTGGTCCGTGAGCGCCTTTGCAATTAATGCCGCACTTTTTGCAGGCTAGGTGGCAATATCCGATAAACCAAATCTTGCCGTCTTTATCTGCGGCGGTCTGAACTACGACCCAGCCTAACACTTTGCTCCATTGTACAAGCTTGATAGTTCCATCTGCGATAGCAGGAATTAAAGTCTTACCTTTGTTCGAACCTGGAGGTGCCCAGTCGGTGCCAGAGTGTGGCTGCATCTTGTTCTTGCGACGGTAGGCAGAGAGAGTGCCGTACTCGCCAGTGATTGTCTTTTCAGGAAATGGCATCAACCAAGTCATAATTAAAGTCCTTTCGGTACTTCAATTTTACTAGAAGGCTAAGATAATGATTGAGCTACAAAGTCCTCTAGTTTACGGGTAGGGGTCCAACCAAGGATCTCTTTGGCTTTTGTGTTGTTGGCTAAAGTTTCTCTGGCTTCTCCTGGGCGTAAGGGTAGGTATTCATATTTGCTAGAGATTAGTTGAGCTAACTCATTTATAGAAAAGTTACGTCCAGCTCCTATGTTGAATATTTCTCCGTAAAGAGGGGTTTCGCAGGTCATGGCAAGAATGTTGGCATCTATGGCATCGTCAATATGTGTGAAGTCCCTGCGCTGTTCTCCGTCGCCAATAATAGTTAAAAACTGTCCGGCTTTGTGTTGTTTAATAAATTTTGAAACAACTGGAGCGTAGTGACCCTTAGACGGTTCCCTATATCCATAAATATTAAAATATCTAAGACTAGCGGTTTCTAGTCCATAAAGATTTGAATAAAGCTTGCATAGCTGTTCTCCTGCATACTTGGATATGGAATAAGGATTTAGACAGTCTGGAGGCTGAGTCTCTACTTGAGGAGCGGGATTTGAGTTTCCATAAACTGATGAGGTCATTGAGTAAATAACTCTTTTAACATTTGCAAGTCTAGAGGCTTGTAAAACATTAGTCGTTCCAAGAATGTTTGTATTTATAGTTAAAAGGGGATTCTCTATAGAGTGTTGAATTCTAGCTTCGGCAGCTGTATGAAAAACATAGTCAACGTCCCAAAAAAGATCTGAGATTGAATCTAAATTAGTTATATCTAATTTGTGATTTTCTGCTTCTGGATTCCAGTAAAACTGAGAATTAGATGTGGCAGATTCGTTATCTACTGCCACCACTTCGTGACCAAGATTGATAAGCCGATCTACAAGGTTTGAGCCAATGAAGCCGGCCCCGCCGGTAACTAAAACTTTAGACATAAACTAAATCCTACCAAAAACAAAACCCCCGGTTTGGCGGGGGCTTAGTTTATTAATCTTCAAGTTTAGGTTTATATAAATCTTGAATAAACTCCCAGACAAAGTTTTCATACTCTGCTGGAGTCAACTTTCTACCGAGGGCTCTCTCGAGCTTGCAGGCAGCCATATCGGCCAATACAAACTTTTCCTCGTTTGAAAGGTTGATAAAGTTCAAGGATTATTCCTTGTCTTCCTTTTCGTAACGCAGCGGGAATGTAAGTACCCATACACCTAAGGTTATCCAGATAAGCATGCCAACGACTTCCTTGGCAGAACCTTCCAGAACAACCCAGGCAACAAACATACCGAGCAGGGTCCAAGCCTGGTCGATCATGTCCTTAAATAGTGACTTAAGAAAGTGAACCATTTATTTTCCTTTTCTGAATTAGTTCGTCAAAGTTTTTGACTTTGGTATCTCCCAGGTAGGACCATGCGTAACCAGTGGCAATCATGGTTTCGTTAAAAGATGTCTCATCGTTGTCTAGATAGAGCCACCCCAAAACTCTTCCGTATTTCTCGGATGAGTCAGGTTTTTCTGTGCGAATGACAATTGTTTGTGCAGACGCAAGCTTTTGCTTTAGTAGTGCCTTGGACTCTAGGCCGAGGGACTTTTCGTATTTGTCGGCTGTGCGGGACTCCGGTGTGTCTATCCCCGCAAGACGGACGCGCTTAGTGATAGAGATGTCAAAACCTAGATCAATGTCGACATCAATAGTGTCTCCATCAATAACCGCTAAAACTTTCTTGACTCGGTATTCGTACATTATGGTCTCCTTGCTGCAGACGCTGCTGCGCTAGTAGCGGCGGCGGTTGCAGTCATTGCAACTTGGCCAACGATGACGGCGGCGATAACAACCTTTTCTGATTGCTCTCTAACCTGTGGTGACATATCAGCGCCCGCGTTTCCTAAGGCGTTGAATACTTCTACAGCTGCACCTGCAACGTCACCTAGTAGTGGGACTGCGGCCAAGGCTTCATCGAGAACGATGTCATCTTGTTGAGCTGCAACTAGTAACGCGTCTAGGGCTGCTTCGTACTCGGGGGAGCCTTGTTCTGCTGTTGCAAATACTTCTAGGGCAGCTTCCTTAATTGCTTCTGCCTGAGCTTCGGTTAGCTCGGTAGGTTCGATATTGACAAGTTCTTCAACTAGTGCAACAATGTTTTCTGATGAAATTTCTTCTTCTAGTTCTATCGGTGCTTCTGGCTCAGTCGGTTCTTCAGGATCAACTGGGGTTGGCTCTGGGCTTGGTTCTGGTTCTGGGGACGGTTCTGGTTGATCAGTGGGCTCAGTGGTCGGCTCGGGTTCGGGCTGAGGAGTTGGAGTGGGCTCAGGAGTATCCGTTGGTTCAGGCTCGGGCGAGGGCTCGGGTTCGGGCGTGGGTTCAGGTTCAGTTGGTTCGGGTGAGGGCTCGGGAGTCGGCTCAGGCGTTGGTTCGGGAGTCGGTGTTGGAGAAGGTTCGGGGGTTGGAGTAGGTGTTGGAGTTGGCTCAGGAGTTGGTGTGGGTTCGGGACTTGGTGTTGGTGTTGGGGTTGGTGTGGGGGTTGGTTCTACTGGCGTTGGAGTCGGAGTAGGTGTTGGTTCCGGGGATGGAATCAAAGTAACTGGAGTACTGAGTCGTAAAACTTTTACAACTCCTCCGCAAGGGTCGCCAAACAAATTATTGTCTGCAGTAAAACTGACAGTGGTGGCACCATTCATAATTCCATTTAATATTGGGGAAACTGTTGCACCACAGTTTGGGTCAGTTGGAGACCCGTACCATCCAATTGGTGAATCAAACTTATAACCTGCTGGAGCAGAAAGTGATACTTGCTGTCCTTCGGTAAATTCAAGTTGCCACCATGGAGGAGCTGGAGTCGCAACAGAAACTACGTTTGAGTATTGAGAGTAGATAGCTTGAGTGTCGTTATCAGAACGAATTCTGAATTGAAAAGTATTCCCAAGTCCTCCGTATGAATTTAAAATTTCTAGTGGAATTGAAACAGAAGTCTGGTCGTGTGACCATGCCCAACCGTTTTGCGTGAAGTTGGTTGTAGACCACATGATTGCATATCGCTCTACTTGAACTCCAGATGAGTGAGAGACTGGCGCACTCCATGAAAGTTCAACGTGGGTGGCAGTTAAAGTGGCAGTTAAATTAGTTGGAGCATTTAGCGTTGGAGTTAAACTTGCAACCAAATCTGTCAGCCTAGTTACCTCTGCTTGGGCTGCGTTAACTCTGTTTTGTGCTGTGGTCTGGGTAACAATAGCTGAATCTAAAGCTGCCTGAGCAGACTGTAGTGCTTGGAATGCAGAGTTCTTGGCTGTTGTTTCTGCCTCTCCATAGGTGTAGGTAGGAGGAGTCGAAGTTTGATATGTTGCAAGAAGCTGGACGTTATCCATCTCTGGGCCAAAAGCGCCTGCCCAGAAGCCACCGTCAGCCATTCTGAAGCCAATGTCCCAAGTAACGGCGTTCTGGGGCAAGGTGTAGCTAGCGCCTCTAGTAATCCAATAGTTGTGCCACTGGTTCCACTCAAGGTTGTAGTAGTTTAAGCGAGTGCCGTCGGCAGCGTAGGTTCTAAATTCAATTCGATAGTAGTCAGGGTTGTTTACTCTGTTGCCATCGTTAGTGTCATAGTTCCAAACATCAACTGAAAAGGACACTTGGTTAGTTGGCTGCGGGAATGTTCCGGACTGGTAAATGTAGTAGCCAGAGGTGTAGGAACCTTTTAACTTGCCATTGTAGATAATAGGATTTGCGCCACCTGTATATGGAGTATTGCTAGCAACAACGCTAGTCCAATTAGCTGTGCTATCAAAGGTTCCGTTCTGAACAACGTTAACGGTTTGACTGCTTGAAGTGCCAGGAGTAATAACTTCAGTTGCTTGCCATGCCGCTAGTGCTTGGCTGTAAGTTGCTTGAGCAGCATCTCTGGCTGTAGTGGCCGCGGCGACTGCGGCGCTGGCAGAAGCTAGTTCAGCTTGAGCTTCAGTAAGTTCTTGTTGGGCAGCAGCAAGTTGCGTTTGAGCTTGTTGGAGAGTGGGGGAATTATCTCCAAAAGACATGGTGGCAGTCGCTAGCGGAAAGAAAAACGCTAGGGTTACCGATAGAGAAGTGTTTAGGAAAACTCTACTTCTTAGGCTTAGACGCATTCTGATCGTCCCCTGCTTCTTTTAGACGGACAACTTGGCTGAAGATCATGTTGACTTCAGCGCGGCTAATCTTTCCGTCCTCTAGGAAAGCGAGGGCAAGTTTTTCTACAACCTTGGCTACAGCAAGCAAACCTCCGAGGGCAGCCGATAGCCAGACATCGATACCAATTATGGAGCCCGCTCCAATAACTGCTAGGGCGGAGGCAATAAAGGTGGCTACTATACGCCAAAAGATGTCTATTGTCAATAGAAACTTGGAATTATTTTTCTTGGCAGTTTTGTTTATAACTGTCTTAGATGGCACTTGGAGGCTCCTGGAATTAGCCTCTCCCCTCTAAAATTATAAGGGTTTGACGAGATCTTGACTTTTTACTAGGATATAAACATGAGAGATAAAGAAGACGGATTCGATGAATTCGGGAGCTTGCTGGGTCCTGAAGAAACCTTTGACGAAATTGAATTTGATTTGGGAACGCTAGAGGAGCGTATAGCGGATCTCCAGGAGCGGGAGAAGGAAAGCACCGGAGTAGATCCTGCAATCTGCCAAAGGATAAGAGCCGAGATGCTTGCCAAAAATCTTTACAGAGAGTATGGCATAAAAATTGGAACGCTTGACTTAATGACCGTTTTAATGTACACTGGCATCAAATTGTCAGTAGACAGTCTTGGCCATGTCCAAGCCGGTTACGACAGTCTTACCTATGAGTCAACTGGTAAAGATGTAGTAGATTTAGAAAAGTACAAAATAAGTAGGAGGATAGAGAAATGATCGTTATTAACTGGGACTGGGCCTCTTTTGTAGCTGGAGTCTTTGCAGTACTAACCGTTCAATTTTGGCTGGTTGTGTTTGTAGCGTTTCGTCAGTGGAAGAAGGGTAAGCAAGTTGCCAAGGATTCAGACGCCATTTTTGCCAAGTGGATGCAAGACGGCAAACTTTAGTTCTAATTGAGTCTTAGCTGGGCGACCTATAATTAAATCATGGTAGACGCCCTTCAAATAGCTCTAGTTTTCTTGGCAGTGTGCCTGGCAGTGTTTGGACTATTTATTATGTGGATGGCTAAAACTGTCAAACGTGATATTGAGAGAATGTTGGACGAGGCTGAAAGCCAGTCCGAAAAGGATGAGATCCGGCTAAGAATAGTAAAGGCTCTATATCCGCCAAGGTTTAACCGCTAGTCGGCTTCTCTTTCTTTTTCTCTTTCTTCCTCTTCGCCCCAGACGTAAAGTCTAACGGTCTGGTAGAGGTCAACGGTTTCGGCTACTAGACGCTCTGTGGCAAGAATGAGGTCAGCCTTGTCATCCGGTCCTTCGGGATCTTCCAGTTGAGAGTGGATCTCCTGGATTGCATAAGTACAAAGTTCCAGACGCCGTAACGTAACTGGAAGAGTACTAACTGGCAATCGTTCTGCTGACATGTAAACATTGTAGGTCAATAATCAATAATCAATTCAAGTCAATTTTTGTAGTGGTGACTATTTTGTGGTTAAATCTAGAGCTCTTTATAGATTGATTTTATTGATTATTGATTATTGATTATTTATTCATTATCAGGAAAATGCCTAACTTAGGGAGCAAAAGGTGAAAAATAGTTCTAATATTTATTATCAAAAAATTTAAATTGAGGAAAAGAATTTCTGATAGTAAAATATTGCAGTTATTATCAAAGATAAATGCGAGTTGACAGATTTTTTTGATAATGACATTATATAATAATACTAAATATATAATTAGCAATAAGTTTTTGTACTACGCGTATAGAGTTTCTCTTAGGCCTTACAGAAAAAATAATCGCTAATTATATATAAAATATGGTGTATTATGTATTATAAAATAGAGAGATTTTTATGGCCCAGATCGTAGAGAAAAACTAGTTGCGATTTATGTATTGCGTATGGTTGCAAATGGTGCTAGGGTGAGGGTATGTGGATCAGAAACTACATCAATGAGATAGAAGAATACCTGACTGAATCAGGAGCAAGTGCCCAGGAGCTTGAGGCATTTGAGGAGTACACGATTACGCTGAAGGATCGGGAAGAGCTGTTGGATCGATATCCGGGGCAGACTATTTTTCAGGCACCACAAGTTGACAAAGAGCTACTAAATGACTACAGTGCAAGAATCATTCACTACGAGGTTGAGGTTATGGGAAGTCCAATTTACGAAGACCTAAAGAGAAAGTACGAGAGCCAAGACAGTTGGCCAGAATTTATGAGAGACAACAAAGGAAGATTTATGGAATCACTAAAGACTGCAAATGCAGGGTGGTATCAGAATTCCAGGGGTGAGCTATTTCACTACGATGGAACAATCTGGGATAACGTCCCGGAAGAGCGACTACAGCAACTAGAATATCTAGGCTAAGCACGAGAGGAAAATATGCTAAAACCTAATGCAGGACAGATGCGAGGATTCAGAATTGTTCGGGATCCAGATGGCATCTTGCTAAACCCATTTGAGATTATGGGAATGAAGTACGGATATGTGATCACCTACGGTGAGGGATCACCTGCAATACACAACGGTGAAGACTGGGTATCAGTTTTGACTGGAACCGAAACCGAGTTTGCAGAAAAGCTCCAAGAACTACTAGTAAATCAGGGCACAAAGATTGCTCAAGTTGCTAGTTCAAATCCAATTTACATGGAGCTAGCTGCTCAAATGAATATTTTTGCGGGAGCTCCAGCAGGAGCATCTTCTAGTCAAACAAGTTCAGATTCAACTCCTACCTACTTTAAGAGTTAGTATGTCCTCATTTTTAGATGCGTTTGATGTCAGTGAAGAGAAGCTCGAGCTACTCGATAAAACGATTGCTCAAGACCCAAGACAAAATGACAAGCGTATCTGTATCTGTGGGCACTCGATGTCTAGACACAAACGAAGTGAAGACACTGGAAGAATCGAATGCAGACCAGCCAGGTTTGATTGTCCATGTAAACACTCTCGCCCGGTAATTGAAGTACCAAACACTAAATATTTTTTGAGCAGGACTTTAGGTTCGGGGGAAAAACATGCCCTTACCCGAGGAATATTCTTGTCTCAAAAAGCTATAGCCGACGAGTTCAATCAAAATGCAAAATGGATCATAGATCTAAAATGTGATGATTGTGGGGAGGAGACCAAAGTCTTCCCAGTTATGTGCGACTCAGACGGATATCGACTCTATGAAGCAAAAATAGATGGCAAAGACCCAGATCAGGGGTACTACTATCTCTATTGCGCAAAGTGTCGGGAAGTCTATACAGACAGCGACGAAGCAAATGCCAAGAGGAATGCTAAGGGCCTTACTTTAGTCGTTGACAACACAGCAACACCTTCCTAGCAAAACCTGTGCTAGGATGCAATTACCAAAACTAACGTTAGGAAAAATAAGTTATGGCAAAAATCTCAGGATGGGAGAAGTTCCGCAAGGCGGTAACTGGGTCCTACAGCGAGAAGTTGACTTTGGCTCTAGCTCAGGAGGCGGCAGAGGTTCGCCGTGCCCAGCTAGCAGTTGACAAGTCTCGAATTGAAACTAAGAAAACTTCTGCCGGAACTGGCAAGGTTGCTTCAGGTGACAAGAAGAAGCCAGCTGCCCCAAAGAAGCCAGCGGCCAAGAAACCAGTAGCTAAGAAGCCGGCTTCTGCAAAGAAGAAGGCCTCAAAGTGAACAAAGCAGCACTCGAGTCTTACCTAAGAAATCTTTTGGGTCAGGCCATTGGAGCAATCGTGATTGTTGGACAGACATCGGGAATTGTTTCTCCAGTCGAGTTTGGTGTAGGGGAGTGGCTACTTGTAGCTAACGCTCTCTGGGCATCTGCAATTCCAACTCTACTTCGTTGGATCAATAAAAAAGATCCAGCTTTTGGTAGAGTGGCTGAAGTATTAGCAGCTGAAGTCGGTAAGAAGCTTGCCAGCGAAGCCACTAAAAAGAAGCCAGCAAAAAAGAAATAGATCAAGAGTAAAATCGGGATTGCAATTTTAATTGCAGTCCCGTTTTTATTTAGGTAGAATCTAACCGTGCCGTTATTACAGTCTTTTACTCCCGAGGTCAATAACCCTCCCATCCAAAAAGAGGGCTATCTCCTCTTCCTCGATCAAAATTTTGGTGGATTTTTTGAGCATAAAGATAAAATCCCAAAAGAATATCTTTCTTATTTAGTGCCTAAATCTGACTCCCCATTGATGACAGACGAGCTTAAAGTCTATATTCCTTTTTACAGACAGATGGGGCACTTTATGCTAGAGACACTGTCTGAAGTTACCAAGCAGATAGAAATAAGATCCGGTTGGGTAGGCCTAAATCTTGTAGTCCAACCAAAATCAAAACTTGATTCAACGGGGGACCAAAGTTTAATGGGGACGGGTGCAACAGTAATTGATTATTTTCTTGATGCCCTAGAGTCCACCGGCCAGGTAAATTTGATTAAGTTAAAATATCAAAAAACTTTAGGCCCGTTAGAGATTTTATTAATACCAGCAAAAAACATTCAAATCTTTGATTCAATTTTCTTTAATGTATCAGACATAAAAAGGGTCCGAAAATTTTGTAGGTCTTTGCCAGACATAAAACCATCGACCAATAAAAAAATATATCTCTCTAGAAGATCCACCCAAGACCGACAGATTATTAGCATCGAGGATTATCTGGGGGTTAAAGACAACCCACACATAGATTTCCCTGGACTGGCCGCTCGTATTTTCTTTGAAGACAAAGTAGAGAATTTTTTGAGGGACACCGCAGATTTTGAGATAATCTGTCCAGAGAAAGAGTTTACTGATTTTAAACATCAAATAGAGACAATTAGCCAAGCAACGGTTTTGGCATCTTCTACCAGTTCTGGTTTACTCAATATGTTCTTTATGCCAGAAGAATCTAGCGTTGTTGAGTTAGTCACTCCGCTAATTACTAACCTGGGGGAAGACGAGGTACAAACTCAGACCTATCACAGTCAGTACTCAATTGTCAGCCATGCATTAGGCTTTGAATATGTAGGCATACCTCACAACAGATATGCCCCGGATTTGATAGACAGGATAAGGAATTCAATGTGGTACTCATTCCGAGGGAACGTGTAGTAGAATGTTTTTACCCTGCGGTGTGTTTTAGGAAGAAGGTCTTGAACGGGCCGAAAGAATGGACACATCGCAGGACCAAGTTTGTTTCCGGGAGAGGGAAACAAAATAACCCAAGCTAGGGTTAGGAAAACCGCCTCAACATGGTAAAGTGTTGGGGCGGTATTCTTTTTAGGGAGATCAGTGAGAGACGACGTAAAGCTTTATTGCTTAGATGCTACTGACAAATTTTTAGATCCTGAGAGCGTCAATCTATTTTTTGTGAACCCTTCATATCTTGGCTCTGCCCTAGACGAGTATGGAGGAGATCCCGAAGATCACATCAACAAGGTCGAATCTGTAGATGACTACCTAGCCAGACTTTTAGTTTCTGTTCTTCGAATGGGGGAAGCACTGGCCCCTAACGGATCAATATTCATGATGCTTCAAAATCAATATAACATAGTCCCAAGATTGTGCAACTTAGTCGAAAGCCAGACAGACCTAACCGTTGGTCAAATTTTTGTCTGGGACTTTTCCTCCACTGAATTTTTAAAATCTTTGAACTACGAAAAGATGGGACTCATAATCCACTTCTACAAAGAGTCTTTCTATGTCGATCCAGCCAAGAGGGAGTATGTGGTCAAGCTACCTTTGGATCCCCATAGCCTATCTAGATATGACTCCATCGGGTTTACCGGAAGCACTATCCCCGAAGAACTTTACGAAAGATTTATACTTGCGTTTTCTAAGGAGGGGGATACAGTTGCAGATATATTTGGGGGAACTGGAACAGCTGCCGTGGCAACACTCCGGTTGGGTCGAAAAGTTGTATACAATGACATCTCGCCAGACCAATACAGAATCACCGAGGCTCGAATTTTAGATATGGATAAACATGAAAACTAACTGGACAAAGATCCCAATAGTTGCAACCGATTTGGGGGTTTCAGTTAAGACCGTCTATAACTGGATCGAGTCTGGAAAACTATTTATGCCTCAAGCCGGGTATGTAGATCGAGACGAGGCCTTTGCAGTGTGGGTTAATCAACAAACTCTAAAAAGCGTTAATTCATACTTCATGGCGATTAAAGGTATCAAAAGAGATAGCAACGGACGATTCTCCGGCAAGCCATAATGAGTGGTTTAAAGTGGGGGAAAGTGGAGTCGTTCTTAATAAATGTCCAAAACAGGAGCGCTCTCCCTCTCCACGCGCAAAAAAACTTTCCAAAAATAATCACCAACTTTTCACGAATGTACAATTGATGCCATGTCAAGTAACATTAGCGGCGTCTACCCAACTCGGTTCGCCAAATTTACCCTACAATTGACGGAGACGGCCCTGTCACAGTCCTCTCCCCAGTTGGCAGGGTCGTCCTCTGCTTTCATTAGGGGCGTTTAACATGGCCGACACCCCAATTAACCTATCCGACCTCGTAATCGACCTCCCAGTAGCGGCACGCGCCGATTTAAGCGAGCTTGGCATCGAAGAACTCGATAGGGGCGTTTGCGAGGACACCTTCCAGAACCGCGCCCTCCTCAGAAGATCCAAGCTTATTTGGGAAACCGTTTACACCCAGGACGGATCTTCGAGCGGCCTGCTCAAAGTAAGGTCCGCCGATTCAACCCGCGAGCGCCGGATCCAATCGCTTTCTGAAAAACGCCCGATCTTGGTTAACCCAACCGACAATAACTCAGACTACCTAACCGGCCTGGATCTAATCGCCGAGGAGTCAACGGATTACCTGGTTCCACCTTGGGTTCTGGGCGCGACTCGTAAGTGGTTGAAGGAACAAGAAAACGGTGGACCGGCGTCTGACAAACGCCAGCCTGCCGCCCTGCCTCACCGCTGCCGCCAAGTTAAGTTCGACGGAATCCGCTGCATGCTATGGGCGTCTGGCGCACCAAAGGATGACGGCCTGTGCCGAATACACCTACGCAATCTCAAACACAAGACCTCCGACGACATCGAACGCGCCCGTGAAAAGTTGATGCAAGCCGCGCCCTTCGCTGTTGACAAACTCGAAGAGCTCATGGAATACGCTGAGAGCGAACCGGTCAAACTAAAAGCCGCAACCGAGATCCTCGACCGAGCTGGGGTTAGGGGCGGCTACGAAGTTGACTCTAACCTTAACGTTGAAGTTCGGCCTGCCGCGGAGATCATTGCTGAACGGCTTGACCGATTGGCGGCGGGTGCTATACAGGCCGCGGCACGGCTCGCGCCCGATAACTCTGTGATAGACGCCGAGGTTGTGGTCGAAGATGTCAAGACCCCCTTGACAGAATCTGCTTTGATCAACGGACCTACTCAAACTTTTAACGAATCATTAAAAGATGAAGAGCGGCCCGCGCTCGTTAACCAGGAAGATAAATAACCGATGAGAGATTATGATGCCTTGGTCGAAGCGGCCCGCGCTCACTATGAACACCTGAAAACGGATATCAATAACAGCAAGGACCGCGTTGAGCACATCCGCCTAACCGCTCTTGCAAACGAAGCGCATCACCTGTTAACGGATCTGCTTGCTTTTAGAGTTGGTTTGGTGTATAGTCACACCGCTTTGGTCGACGGACCTACGCTAAGCGATTCTCTTGTTGAACCGATTGAGCCCCTGGACTTACCAGAGTTCAAGTCACCGTACACTCCGCCCGCGCCTCTGCGTTTAGAGTAAGGACCGCCATGACCGGGGAGCTTTCATTCGGGGACATCCAATCGCTGGGGTATGAGACGGAGGAGATCTTGCCCCGCGTTTTTAAACTAAAAAACTTTGTCACACAGGATGAGCTGGAGGAACTTTTCACGGAAGCAAACAGCTACTCTGAAGAAGACTGGAACTACCGGTACCTGGCGGAGATGCGATTGCACGCTCTTGAAAAGTTTGGCCGGGATGACCTCGAGAATCTAAAAGCTGAAGGCTTGTTGGAAATCACTGACAACTTTGCTGATAAAAACATTTCTGTTGCAAACGTTCAGTTGATGCAAACATTGCACAGACGCTGCGAAGAAATCTTTAACAAGGTTGGGGGGCTCGACGTTACTGGGTTCATCGTCTTCCAGAGACTGTACGCCGGGACTGAACTAATTTCCCACTTTGACAAATATTCGGACAAGCTTGTAGAATATGCAGCTGTGCTATATTTGAACAATGATTACAATGGCGGCGAGCTCTTCTTTCCGAAGTTTGATTACGAGATTAAGCCGGAGCCAGGAACGTTGATCATCTTCCCCAGCACAGAGCAGTTCGAGCATGGAGTGCGTCCAGTGAAAGAAGGTCCCGTTCGTTATGTCATCCCAGTTTTCATCAAAGCAAATCACCCGGATGGTTCGATGGCTGGTTGGGCAAATTTCGGGTAGGATAGGTTTTATGAAACTAAGAAAGTCTTCGGGCCCAGCAGCTGCAGCAGAACTTTTCATGAACGCTGCAAAGAACTACCTGGGGTACCAGGCAGATCTTGGTGGCCGCAATACCTTCGGCGAGCGTGTTGGCTACAACGCTCAGCCATGGAGCGGCGCGTTCATTGATGTCTGCGCCCGCGAGGCCGGCTTGAAGATTCCCTCCTTCGTTTACACACCAGCGGCGCTCGCAGAGTTCATCCGGGATGGAAACTTTTCACGAGAGGCGCGACCAGGCTCCATCGCAATCTATAACTTTTCATCAAACGTTGGCCATGCGGCCGACGCATTCGGCATGCCCCATTGTGGAATCGTTGTTGATGTCCGCGAATTTGGGGACACGGGACGTTTCATCACTGTTGAAGGGAACACCGTAGGATCCACGGCCTATGAACAGAAGGACGGCGTCTACCAGAAAGTGCGCTCCATCAACGAGGTCCTGGTCTTCTGTCATCCAACAGCAAACGGGGGGCGCCCAACTTTTAACGAACGGTTAATGAAATTCCTGGATGGCGGCCGGACCAAAGTTGAGTCGAGTGAACTCAAGTTTATTGATGAGGCGGCCCGCAATCCTCAACAAATAAAGATCGATAAAGAAATCCGGCCCGGAGACCGTAACAAGAAGATCGAAATCATTCAGCTAGCCCTCGCAACGGTAACCGACATTAGGGGCGTGCAGCCTGGCAAGTGGGACTCAGTAACCGCAGCGGCGTGCGCTAGGTATCAACGAATGATAGGATATGTTGGAAAAGACGCAAACGGCCTGCCCGACGTAAACACGCTGAAGAGGCTCGCGAAGGATACGGGGTTGTTCGAACTTGTTAGCTGATCACGAACCTAATAACCGCACGGGTAGGAAATATCCTGAACGCAACAATGCTGTTATGATGACGGTGTACACTCGAGCTCCAGAGAAGTGGTTGTTGGTTGATCGAGAAACGGGTGAGGTTTACGAAGGAAACGATCAAGGAAGCTGGGATCGCTACATTCCAGATCCAAGCATCACGGATGAGGAGAGACTGAAGAATGTCAAAAGAATTCAACATTGATAACTATCGATACGTAGAACAGCACATCGGATTCTCTGAGTGGCTGCAGGCCTACAAACCGCAACCGAATCACATCAACCCTCAGGCGCGGCTAAGCGGCCTGCTATACGAACATGACGGCCCGGAATGGGATCACATTGTCCAGCTGCCGGTTCAACAGTTCTGGACCGTATACGACGACAACGGCACGCTCATGATCCGCAATGGATACCAGGTACGCGGACGGATCGGATACGTTGTTACGCACAGCATGCACAATGCGCACGGGACTGTAATGATCGACGGCCTGACCCAAGAGATGTTGGATCACCGGCTCGGATCTGAAGAGCACTAATACTTTTAACGGTTCGTGAATGGGCCGAAGGGACCACAGGGCCCACAGGGACCACATGGCCCGCAGGAACTTTTAACGGTTCGTGAAAAGTATAGATGGCAGCGACTGAAGAAACTTTTAACCGGCGAGCGCCGATTTGACAAACCGGCCTGCATGCAGTAAGCTCCTAATAACTTCTCAAAGAAAGGAACCTCATGACCGAGACATACACGATTACCCGCCTAGAAGGTTGGACGGACGAGCAGTGGAACGAGATTGTCGAAGCTGTTGAAGACACGGTTGTTGCTGTAGCGCGAGACCTAGGACTGGATGACTAAGCTCATCTCACCGAAGCAAGCCGCTAGGTTGGTCCACGTTTCTTACCCAACAATTCGCTATTGGGTAAGAACGGGACGCCTAAAAAAGTACCCATACCCAATGTCCCAGCGATCAAAAGAAATTTACAAACGGGACGCCGGCGTGCGTTGGTTCTTAGTTAGCGAAGAAGAAGTTAGATCAGTCGCTGCCGGCAAACTTTTTAACATTCATTAAAAGTATAGATCTAAAACTTTTTAACACGCCGAAAAATAAATAGTTGACAGAAAAGTTTTTTATGCTACAGTGACTGCATGGACCAATTACTTAGATCTAAAGATCGCAAAGTTGCGAATTCGATTATGCCATCCGGCAAACAACCAAGGATCGCTAATACGTTCGGCCTGCCGGCGGGAGTCGAGTACTCATGCCCGGGCGCTACTAGTATCTGCAGCAAGATCTGCTACGCCGGTAACCTCGAGAAGATCTACAAGGGCGTTAAAGAAAAGCTGGTCCACAATTGGAACTTACTGAAGGACGCGGATCTCCAGACCATGGTCGGCCTGCTTGATGCAATGATTAATGAATTCGAAGCGGACTGCGAAAAGTGGGAATCCGAAAAACTATTCCGCATTCACTGGGACGGAGATTTTTTCAACATGGATTACGTACGGGCCTGGCGTGAAGTGATCGAACGGCACGCGGATGTTCAGTTCTGGGTTTACACGCGTACACACTATGCGGTGCCCGAATTGATCGGCCTGCCTAACCTGGGACTCTATTTCTCGACGGATGACGATAACCTGGAGCTAGCGGATGGGCTGAAGAAAACATACGGCGTGAAGCTAGCGTACCTGTCGAAAGATTTCGCGGCTGGCCAGGCTGTGATCAAGAGCATGACGGGACGGCCTGGAGCTAAGTGTCCGGAGAATAAAAAAGCGCTACCGTTGATATCTGGAGAAGGGTCCGCGTGCGTACGGTGTGAGCTGTGCATCTTCCAGAAGACGGACGTGGTCTTCAGCGCTAGCAAAAAGTAGAGTCTAATCAATGCACCAACGGTGATTGTATTCTAGAAGGGTGCGATCACTAGAAGTACATTTATTCGAAACGGAGCGAGACGTTGATCTCGCGATCAAAAGTGGTACCGCGCTGCCGGAGCAGATCGCGAGTACTAAGTGCATAGACTGCAGCGACGCCGCCGGCTATGATCATGAAAATTTCCATCCATTCATTTTGGTGATCGACGAAAATGATCAGGACTGGATTTTGTGTTGCGATTGCGCGGGACCCATTCTTAGTTATGTTGACGCATTCTTTCCTCCGGTGGTTCGGAGCCACTTTGCTCATGATCTGGATGACGACGATCTCGATCTTTTTTAGCGTTATGAAATTGTTATATAACTGATCCCGACACGCCTTGCGTTACTCGACCCTTTCCGATAAGCTCGGGTTTGTTCGAGAAACGAAAGGATAAAATGACTACTCTCGCACCTGCCGCTGTCGTATCTACAACTCCCGAAGTTGTCGGCAAGGCAATTTATTTAGAAGTAATACCTGTATTGGACGCAGAAGGAAAACCAATTATTCCGTGGTATGGGGGTAAGGATAATGTGAAGCAAATAATTATTTTCCCCCGAGGAAAAGACGCAACTGGCAAAAATGTTGAGCCATACATTTACGATAGGACTATCTCTAAGCACTATCCAAAAGCACAATGGAATCGCACTCAGATTCACCCAACCCCAAGTAGGACAGAGTTCGCCGCTAATGGTGAAACTAGCTATCGAGGACTTACACTCGAAGCACCAACTCCTGCCGAACTAGAAACTTTGCCAGAGGAAGTCCAAAAGGAGTTCTACGCTAATGGGATCGAAATGCGGCTGTATCAAGAGCTAATGTATGAGAAATCCACGCACAATTCCGAAACTGGAAACTATGATGTTGTCGCACTCCACGCTTGGAAAGTTGTTCGCAAGTTCGTAGTCGAAATTACAGACAAAGACCTATCAGACATTTACAATTACAAAACTCCGCAGGCTGTAATTCGCAGAATAACAAAAGTTCGAGTATCGCTCGGACTGCCAGAAAAGTTAGTTTAGAGTTAGTCAGGAAAGGATAAGAAAATGACTACAAAGGTAAGCGTTCCAAAAGAGTTCGCAACAACTGAAAACCCAGAGTGGGAAGCACTAAAATCATTAGTTTTGGAAGCTGGTGTCCAAAAAACACTAGCGACCCCAGAGCTAGACAAGCTACTACCTGTATCAGGCAGAGCAACCCTAAGAGCAACCCCAACTAAAAAGTCTGGTGGCACTACTGCTAAAGTAGAATCAGCAGACGAAGTTGATGTTGTAATCGAGGAACAAGTTTTGGTAGAACAAATTAGCGTGGAGAACCTAATTGGTGACGAAGCGTATGAGCGACCAAATGGAGAGCTTTACTATGCTCGAAATTGGGAAGGTCACTCCGACATAGAAGTTCTACGCAAAGCACGCAAAAACAATTCCTATGTTCTACTTTATGGAAATCCTGGAACTGGTAAAACTGCCGCAGTCGAAGCCGCTTTCCCAGACGAACTTTACACAATTCTCGGTTCTGGTGATACAGAAGTTGCCGACCTAGTTGGTTCTTATGTTCAGACCCCTAGTGGCGGTTTCGAGTGGATTGACGGAAGTTTGACTAAAGCCGCAGATGAAGGCAAAGTTCTACTGATTGACGAAATTGGTTTGATCGACCCAAAGGTTCTTTCGGTTGTCTATGGACTAATGGACGGCAGACGAGAGCTAGTAGTAACTGCTAACCCTGAGCGTGGCACTATCAAAGCCAAAGAAGGGTTTTATGTTGTCGCCGCAACTAATCCGAACGCCCCAGGAGTTCGACTAAGTGAAGCACTACTTTCCCGATTCTCGATTCAGGCAGAAATGACTACTGACTGGGCAAGAGCCAAAGCACTTGGAGTTCCGAACGCCGCAGTTGTCGCCGCCCAGAACTTGTCTAAGAAAATGGAAAATGGTGAAACTAGCTGGTCGCCGCAAATGCGAGAGCTACTAGAGTTCCGTAAAAACGCAGAAGTGTTTGGAACTATGTGGGCAGTTCGCAACTTGCTTGCCGCCGCACCTGAAATCGACAGACCTATTGCCGCAGATGTTTTCGCTCGAGTATTCGGCGAAGCAGTCTTGCCCGCCAGAATCTAGGTGAGCTAATGGCACACTACAAGCCAGAACGCAGAGCAACTACTCGCAAAAACGAAATGTTGCCAGAGTGGTATCGAGTATCCTCACAACTTGGTCAGCTAGTCAATGGTTGGTCAGGTCGAAGTGACTTGGCTGTTTATTGTGGAGAGAACGCCGCAGAGGGCGAAGCTATTGCGGCACTTTATCACGATTCAGCCGAAATCGAAGTCAATGTAACTAAGGCTTTCGGTTTCGCAACGCCAGACCAATTAGGCAACTTGCTCGACAAGAATACGCACTACGACAACCCCAAAGCTATTGGAGTTATCTATCACGAAGCACTACACGCTCGACACTCGAACTGGGATAGAGAACTGCTTACCAAAGAGCTAGACGCAAGTGAATCGAGAGCATTTTTATTGCTCGAGGAAGTTCGTATCGAAGCTCGAGGAATTATCGAAGTTCCAAAGAATAAATTGTTCTTGAGAGAATCAGCACTTGCTTTCGCACTAGAGGAAGTCAATGAAGCAACACTCCAAAACATTTCCCAAGTCTGGCAGTCAGGTATGCTCGCAGTTTTAGCTATGGGTAGGTTTGATGTTGGAATCTTGGAACTAAGTGATGTTCGACTAATCCACGCACGCTTGATCGAAAATCTTGGTCAGGAGTTGTTTGATAACCTACGCAAAATCTGGATTGAGTTTGCTGGACTAAAAGTTTCCCAAGTAGAGCGAGGTATGGAACTTGCTCGAGAGTGGGTAAAACTAATGAAGCAGGCAGACCCAGAGGGCGAGAAGCAGTTTGGAGAAGCGAAACCTGTCGAAGCTGGCGAAGCTGGTGAGAGTGAGCAGTCTGGTTCGCTGTCGGAGTTGCTAAGTGAAATGGCAGACCAAGTTGGTTTCGACAATGCGGAAAGTCTGGCAGACCAAAAGACACTCGAGGAGTGGGAACAAGAAGCTAAGTCGAGAAGTCAGACTGCTAAGAATCGTAATCTAAAGAAGCAGACTGCCCAGAAAATCTTTGATAAGCAAAATGACGCAAAAGGTTCTGGCTCGAACTCCGAACTAAAGGAATCGAGAAACCCAACTCCGCAGGAGAGAGCCGCCGCAGTTACTATCGCCAAGATGTTAGAAAAGGCGAAGTATCGTGAGAGGTCACTCCACGAAGTTCGCTCGACAATTCCGCAGGGCAGACTAAACGCTAGAGCCGCAGTCCAAAATGCGGCACTTGCGGCTCGAGGTTCTATCGAGAGAGTTCCTGCTTGGGATAGGAAAGTTCGTAAGCACACAGACGACCCAACACTACGGCTCGGAATTATGGTAGATGTTAGCGGTTCTATGTATAACGCTATGGAAGCTATGGCAACTACGGCGTGGGTAATGGGTGAAGCTGGTCGCCGAATCCAAGCCAAGACCGCTATGGTGTATTACGGCTCGGGTGTATTCCCTACACTCCGAGTTGGACAACGGCTCGACCAAGTTCGAGTATTCACCGCCGCAGACGGAACTGAGGAGTTTCAGGACGCATACTCCGCAATAGACGGAGAGCTTGGACTGACTTATGGTGACGGCGTGCGTATGTTGGTAATTGTTTCAGACGGACAATACCGACCAAGCCAAGTCGAAGCAACACGCAAAGCACTAATCGAGTGTAAGCAAAACGGCGTGGCTGTCTTGTGGATTACGCCAAAGGGCTTGTGGGGATACACGGCTCGCCAGATAATCTCCGAAGCCAACTGGGGTATTCACCTAGACGGCTTGGAAGTATCAGAGATAGCGTTACAGGTTGGTAAAGCCGCCGCCGAAGCGTTAGGCAAGGTGAGCGTAGCCGCCTAACCGCAACCGACAAGTTTCCGAGTGGGTATGTTTCTTATCCTTTCTGCCCACTCGGAACCCAACGGGTACCCACTGGATCAACTTCCTTCCTTTCTAATTTGAGGTCCGGTGGGTACTCTCATTTCTGCTGCAGAGCCGGAATATAATCCGCGGCGCTCGCGATCAGTACTTGACTAATGGGGATCAATGCGCTAATCTTTTTCTGTAGGGCAGAAGCCGGTGCGGCTCGCTGAAAAGAAGTGCGATTCTAGATCAAGAACTTAGTCCCCTACATTTTTAGATCCGGCCCGGCTTTTTCGACACGCCGCAAAAAAGATTTGGAAAATGTCGGCCATCCTGCTACACTTTTATCACCCAAAGGAAAGGATAAAAATTATGGGTATGGATGTTTATGGTAAGAACCCTAAGTCGGAGATGGGCGAGTATTTCCGCCGCAACGTTTGGGGATGGCATCCCCTCTGGCAGTATGTGGAAGATACCCATCCAGAGATTGCGGAACTGGTCGAGTATGCTCACAGCAACGATGGCGATGGTCTTGGCTCGGAAGACTCTAAGAAACTTGCCGAGTTACTTTTGGCAGACTATGAGTCTGGCGAGGCTTTTCGCTATGTCGAAGAACGCAACAAGTATCTTTCGGAGTTGCCGCTTCTTGATTGCGAGTGGTGCGATGCTACTGGTATTCGAACTGATGAAGTTGGTATCAAAAATGGTTTCCCCGATAAAGAACTCTCTTTTGAAGTTCAGGCTATAACTGATAGAACTACTGGCTACTGCAATGGCTGTAATGGAGTTGGCAAGCGACAGCCCTGGGAAACCAATTACTATCTTGAGCCAGATGATGTAAAAGAGTTCGCTCTCTTCCTAAAGGATTGTGGCGGCTTCGAAATTTGCTAAACCAACCCTTCGGGGAAACACCTGGGCAGGTGTCTAAACTGCCCAATTTTTTATGCCGCAAAATGGATCGCGGCACGCCGAAAATAATTTGCAAAATGTCCGGCCCCGTGCTAACGTGGATCCACTAGGAAAGGTCATTCCTTCCCTTCCTAGTTTCTTGTGTGGTTGGTAGAGAGCCCCGCCGGCTTTTATTTGTTTTCACTGGCGGGGTTTTCTTTTTGACACGGCTTGCTTTTGATCGATCACTGTGTTAGTGTTATGGCAAGGAAAGGATGATCATGAAAAGTAAATTGTTTGATGTAAATGTTTATGTGATCGACGGCGTGGTCAATGTGATCTTTTATAAATTGATCTACTCCGACGCACTGAACGGATCTGTTGTTGGCGCGGACACTAGTGAAAGTGGCGAGGCAGGCAGGCTAGCGATCAACATTCATTCGCAAGACTACGACGAGATCGAAGCAATCCGCTACGCGCTGGATTGCGATAGCTATGACGATCGACCGCTGAACGAGTGGGAGGAGTTTGACGAGTGGAATACGAGCGAGTGGTTTATGCAAGGGGATACTCCAAAAATTTTCCGCGATTTTGCGAACGGCCTGCAAGAATACGAGCCAGAAATTGGGCACGCCTGGGAACCATTCACCGAGCACGGTGAGACGACGCGCACGGTGTTCCGTTGCAGGTGTGGAGCGTCAGCATGAGAATACCGACACGGATACTAAACGCGGGACGCTGGATCTTGCCTGGACTAACGGATCGAGGTGAGATCTCAGCTTGTCGCAGGTGTGGTAATCAGGTGATCTTTGACGGACACTTAGTTTCGCCCGGATACGCGGCGTACTGCCCCTGGCACGACGAAGACCTTTACAGAACTGAGATTGTAGATTACGACTTTACAAGTTGGAGAAAATCCATAAAAATTTTTGCGGCGGAGATTGACTTTCGCTCAAAAATAGCTATACTAAAAATGCGACTAAGGAAAGGATAAAAACTATGGGCGCACGAACAACTTGGGAAATTAGAACCTATGAGGGTTCCCCATCTATTTACCTATACTCACACTGGGGCGGAGAGTCTAAGTGGGAGCAAACTATTCGAGCTATGAGAATTTGCGAGCCGCGCTGGGGTGACCCTAGCTATGGAGCGCGAATTTTTATCAGCACCATAATCGGAAATCGGTGGGAGAGTGAAACTGGTTTTGGAATTACTGCTGGTGCAGCTAACGATAATCCATTCGAGGAAGAATACTTACCAGTGATTATAGATTTTGGTAGGCAGGTAGTCGAGACGCCTTACTCAATTCATAATTTTTCTGATTTTAGTGGAGAAAAAGTAAGTTTTCTGCTAACCTAAACTTACGCGGGTCGAGCGCCCCCCCAATCTGCTCTCCGCGTAACGAGCCCCTGGTTTCCCCCAAACTAGGGGCTCAACCATTTATGGTGGAGTTTTGCTGATCAGCATTTTTTAGAAAATACGATCAGTTGCGCCGCGGCGACACGCGGAAAAAATAATTTTGTTTTTTGTCGCCGGTAGCCTTATACTTTAGTTAGAAAGGATACACACTATGAACTATGAAACCTGGAGCAACACTTTCACCCCTATCGAGAATGTTCTGAATAGCAACGCTCCTTATGGTGGCACTATGTATGAAACTTATGGCAGCGAGTTGGATTTTGTGAAAGCTACAGACCCACAAAAAATTTGGACGCTCAGAGAAGAAGATGGTTCGCTATCTATCACTGCCGGTTATGGCTGGGTAAATCGACTTGGTTATTTCATCACTGCTAATTCTTGGACCAACACCAACGACAGAATTATTCTCTCGGAAGAAGTCCAATGCGACTGCTACAAAGAAGATGGCTATCTTGATAAGTTTGGTGGTATCCAAGATGGCGACCCCGATTGCGATAAGTGCGAGGGTTATGGGCGATACGAAAACTATCTGGGCTAAAAACTAAATTCCGGCGACACGCTGGAAAATCCAATTTGACAATATCCAAAAAAACGACTATCATCAAACTATCAACAGGAAAGGATAAAAATGACAATTCAAGAAATTATCGAGGCTATCAAGGAGCGAGCTAACGAGGCCGAAGAGTGTATGCGAATTTCCGAGGCTAATGGCTACGAGGAATACGATTATCACGAGGGGCGGTTCGAAGCCTATTCAGTTCTAGCCACTTGGCTTGAGGCACAATTTTTTGCTGGTTCGCCAATTTCTAAGTAGGATAAGACTATGAAATTTCACGAAGCACTTGGTGCGGTAATCCGAGAAGAAAGACTTGGGCAGGAAGTATCTTTGCGCGAAATCGCGAAAGCTGGTTTTGTTTCTATGGGTCACTTATCAGACGTTGAGAATGGACGCAAAGAGGGTTCTTCTGCTTTTATCGAAGCGGTTGCTAAAGCACTTGGTGTTCCAACTTATGAACTTGTTATCGAGGCAGGCTATCGAATGGCTGAAATCAAAATTCCCGATACCTATGAAGATTTTATTGACGACCATTCGCCCATTCATACGACAGCTCACTAAGAGCTGAAACCCAAAGCCCCGGTGGTTCGCTACCGGGGTTTTGCATTTAGGATCCTTTTTTGTATTGATCGCTCCGTTACCAACTTGTTATAAAAAACTTATGGCGACACGCTTGCGCAAAATTCGAATATCGATAAGCTTTGATTGTCGAAGAAAGGACAAAAATGCCAAAGTTTTACGTAGAAATGCGAATTGATTTCGCAGGAGAAATTGAAGCAGAAAACGCCGAAGAAGCGGAGACGCTTGCTTGGACAAGTTGGGGCGATACAATGGACAGCCCAATTCAGTACGACAACGTTTATTCAATCGACGTCGAAGAAATGGAAGAAGAAATTGACGAAGATGAAATCGAATTTGAAGAAATCAAAGAAGAAATGGAAGTGAAGTAATTATGGGTTTGGATATGTATCTTTACGCTCGCCAATATCTGACTGGATATGAGTGGGACAAAAATGGCGATATGCAAAAGCTAACCAACGTTGTTGGCAATTTGGATTTTGCGGTTTCAGAACTTGAGAGGCCAAGTGTTTCTATCATGTTGCCGGTTGGCTACTGGAGAAAAGCAAATCAAATTCACAACTGGTTTGTAAAAAATGTCCAAAATGGCGAGGACGACTGCAAAGAATATTCGGTGGAGCGAGAAGAGCTACAGGACTTGCTCAACGTTTGTGAAAAGGTTTTGGACGACCCTGACTTGGCGGAAGAGCTGTTGCCAACGTCTAGTGGGTTTTTCTTTGGTTCCACAGACTATGACGAATACTATGAGCAAGAGTTGCGAGAAACAGTTATCTTGCTGACAAAGCTATTGAGCGATACCCGACTAAATTCCGGCAACGTGGATTTTGTTTATACGTCATCTTGGTAGTGAGTAGTGGCAGTGCCGGTTCGCCGGCGCTCGCCACGATCCTAAATTCTGTTATAAAGCTGTTACCAAAAATTGCTACAAAATGTCACCCCTAAGAGTTAGTATCTAAGTAACCCAAAAGAAGGAAGGTTATGGAAACACAAAAGTTGGTTAGCGCTCTCATTGGTCTAATGGAGAGTAAGAAAGAAGTCCTGAAGGACCTAAACATTCTGTATGGCTCTCTCTCTGACTTGATAGTAAGTCCTGAAGAGCAACTGCAAAGTATCAAAGAACTAACAAGAGCCGACGCTCAATTCGAAATGGCTCAAGAAATTTTGGAAATTCTAAAAGAGGCGGTTCTCTAATGGGCCGTTCTTATGCAGAGGGTATCGCCGCGGCTAGTATTCCACTGGAAGAGCAGATCCGGATCCACCTAAGAACTAATCACTATCCACCGGTTCCGGAAGTTATGGTTCCTGTTTGTATCGCGGCTCTAAATGCTGCCGCGTGCGACGAGTGGGACAAACTAATTCCATTGCCAGAGGGAGTTGGCTACAGAGGACTAAACGCGGCTCCGGTTAGCGCGATAGTGGAGCAACATCACTTAGACCCCTGGCTTGACAACGAAGAAGAATACTAGTAGTGTTTGAGAAGAAAGGATAGAAAATGAATATCTCAAAGTTAGAAAAAATTGCCGAGGGAAAATACAAAGTCTATTCGGCAAGCTGTTCGGAGTGTGGTGATATCGCGGCTATCGAAGTTGATAGCAAATGGGTATTCGATATGCACCAAGGCGGAAGAGTTTCTGATCTAATGCCGTTCCCGAAATACTCAATGGCATTACGCGAAAAGTTTATTTCTGGTTTGTGCGAGCCTTGCTGGAATAAAGTTATGATGGGCGCAGAATTAGTTGCGGAAAACCTAAATAGCTGATAACCTTAGAGAAACAAGAAAGGAAAAAAATGTTGTCTAAGTCTTGGCACCTTGAGCAGGATGGTATTCAGTTGCCGGTTGTGTTTGTAACTATGCGTGAAGCAATCGAATACGCCGAGAAAAACCTAAAGGGCGAATACCTAGTTGTAAAAGAGCATCACCTAGAGGGCATAACAAAGCGCCCAAGATTAGTGGGCCAAAAGTAATACGCTTGACAAAAGCGAAAGTACCTAGTAGTTTATAGATAGCGAAGAGAAAGGATAGAAATGAAAAAATTCGCTGTTATCAAAGTTGATGGTGTTGTTGAGCTACACGAAGTATCTGCAGAAGCAGAGGGCGACTTCCTGAGCGAAGCAGTGGGCGGTTGGTTCCAGTCTGTACCACTTAGGGCAGAGCTGAAAGATTACTGGCTATGGTGCCACGAAGAGGGAAAAATTATCGGCCTAGCAATGAACTCAGTTGCTACGGCACTATGGATACTTTCCTACGGTCCTAGCGACATAATTCACGGCAACATAGTTATCACTGGCGGTATTGATGAAGAGGGAGAAACTCTCGGACTTACTAACGACCAAATTGCTAAGCTTGAGGAAATACTGGAGCTGGTATAGACTCAAAGTCTGGGGGAGGTTTGCGGTGAGCTATCCTTTCTTCTAATCAAATAAATTCACCGCCAGTCCTGAGCATGACTGACTAAAAGGCTCAATTTTTTATTCGCGACGCTCGCCGGATCATTAAGGATCGCCGGCAATGTTATAAAGCCGTTATAAATAAATACTCGAAAATGTCGCTGGTCTTTGCTAGGTTTCTATTACCAGAAGAAAGGTAGCTATGAAGAAGCTAGAGCTGATTGAGCTGTTCAATTATGAAATGGACGAAAAACTAATTATCTTGGACAAACTTAACCGAGAAGCTGAAATCCGTAAAAAAGATGTCGAGGAAATCCACACTCGCTTTCATAGTGGCGAAATCAGGACTTTAGAAGAAGCAGAAGAACTGGCAAGAGAAGCTGACCAACACATAGCTCGAATGGAAGAAATCCAAGAAAAAGTCCGTCTGATGATTGTGGAAATTATGTTCGACATTAGGGCAATTCACGAAGCGAAAGATTAGGTGGTGGCTCGATCCAAAATTAGTTTGCGACACGCTTGACTAATTTCCAAAACAAAGTAACCTAGAACCAAAGAAAGGATAGAAATGCTGACCAAAGGAAGAAATCGAAATGCTGAAATGGCTTTCGAAATGGCAACGAAGCTAGTCACCAAAGAGCAGTTTGCGGATAAAGATTACCTGAACGAATTGTGGGAAAAGTGCCACTCGGACAAAGATGTTCTTGACGCCGTAAATCTTTACCTAGCAAGCAGTTCTAGCTACGCACCAAAAGCAAAAGCAAAACTAATCACCGAACTAGAAAGGTTGGTGGCGTGATGACTTACTTAGTCGAGAGAATGGAAAAAACAAAGACAAAGCTCATTGGCTATGTTGGGGTTGATGCGGGAATGTTAATGATTACTGACCCTTGCTACCTGAGCTATTGGAAAGATACTGAATACAATGTCGGCGAAGCGGGAGAGTATTCCTATGGCGGTGTCTGTAAAACTACTGATGACGAAACCCTACAAGGCGGACAGCTAAAGTATGAGCTAGGACATGATGGCATTGGTGTTGTCTTTAGGTCTGGTCTTGGTGATGGCTATTACCCTGTCTATGGACACTACGCAGAGGTAGAGGGTATGGGGGAACGAATTGTCAAAGTGGAAATTGTATTTGTGGAGGAGGAGTAATGGCTTGGGTAGCAGATGACGGAAGTTATGGTGGAGGTAATCACCTATCATTCGAACCAAACCAACTAACAAACGACCAATGGGCAAAGCTTGTTGAGATGTCTGATGGTGACAGGTATGAGTATGTCGAGGCAATTTTGAGTGGCAAAAATGAAGTTGTTGCTGAGATAGAAAAAGACAATTTTGGGGAGGAATGATGGTGGCTGATCAAAGAATGGTATTTATTGTCTGGAAAGATGAACCGGAAAGACCTATTAGCACCTGGGTAATGGTGGGCAAAAAATGGACAGAGGAAGATGAACACGGAAAGTTCTTTGAGTATTTTGCCACGGAAGAAGATTACCAAAATGCTAAGAACAAAGACAATGACGAACTAGATTATTGGATTGTAGATAACGCGACGATCCACGAAAAACTCACCACCAAAGAAGCTTGACAAATACCAAATAGCCATTAGGCTTTAAACAAAGAAAGGATAGAAAAATGGCTAAGCAATATCACTTTATAGTCATAGTAAATGAGGACGGAACTTTCCAAATGGACTACGACACTTCCATAAACTTTGATAATGGAGATGTCTGGAACGAAGAAGAAAACCAATGGTATTTCCATACAGACAACGAAGTCTTTGAGGGCTACGAAGAAGCAGCTGATAGGTTAGAGGCACGCCTATCTGGCTCACCCCTAGACAAGCTAAGGAATAGATAATGGCTACTTTCGCTTATGTTAGAGATCTAGCAAGCGGGATCCCTTGGATCGCCGAATACCCTAGCCGGAGATCTATGGATCTAGAGTTTTCCGATCTAAATCAGTCTTATCGGGTGATCTATCAACACTCTTTCGAACCTGAGGATTGGGACTATCCGGCGCTCGCTGATGGTGAAGTGTTGCTATTCCACCCTAAGTTTGGGCTGATTATTGCCCAAAGCATAGACCTAAATTATTTTAATGTCGAGCTTGACAGCCAAGTTTCCGTGTAGTATTTTTTACTTATGAAACCAAAAAGTAACAGCTGTAGGTATGGACACAACGACACCTATCACTATGTAACCAAGTCTGGCAAGAGTAGAAGCCATTGCCGAGTGTGTAAGAAAGAGCAGAGTGTTGCCTCTAGAGTTGGTCCAAAGTCTAAGCACGCACCCGCTATGGTGGCTAGGTATGACCTAAAGATTATGGAAGCCGAAATCAAGATTGCGGAAATCCAAAAAAAGATTGAGCACCTAAACAAAATGCGAGACAAATACGCGGTCAAAAATAATTAGAAAGTTTGGCGTGTCGCTTGACAAGGTTATTGTCTGATGTAAGACTTTACTCAAGAAGAAAGGATAAAAATGAAATACACACTTAGAAGATTGGTTCTCTCGGTAGTCACAACCCCGATTGTTTTGGTGATGTATGGCGGATTGTATTTTGGTCTGGCACTACTCGCTAACTCTTACGCAAGCATTGGATTATTCCTAAGCAATTTGATTGCGGTTGCTTTCGGTTGGATTGTTGCGGTAACATTTTCCAGACAGATTTTCGATTTCATAGAAAGGACAGGAAACTAATGGAAATCAAAATGAAAAAAGGCAGACACGCTAAGGGCGTAGGCAGACACGCAGACACTAGCCGAAAGGTGAAGATGTTTGGAAAGCCTAAGGGTGGTGGCAGACACGCCAAGCGGTAAAAAGTAGTTTTAGATTTCCCCGATAATCCTGGACAGCGATCCGGATCGGGGATTTTTTATTAGTGGGTTGTTATCAAATTGTTATCATTTCTTGCTTGACAAGAGTTGGGTAGGGGAATTAGTCTTTGGGTATAAGAAGAAAGGCAAAAATGGACAGCACACCACTAATCAAATACGCCGAAACTCAAAGCATTGGGGGTTCAGGCTACCCCTACGCCTTTGGTTGGGTATGGGCAACCTTGTCAGAGAAAGACCAAAAGGCAATTCTCAAAGAGGTTGCTAGGCGAGTGGCGGAAGAAGAAGCCAAAAAGTAATTAGCAAAAAGCAACCCCGCCTAACAGCGGGGTTTGTTTTTTGGATCTAATCGGATCTCGGCGTGTTGCTTGATAATGTCACCCCGTTATGGTAAGTTTCAGATACACCAAAGAAAGGATAAAAATGGTGGGTTCAGGGCAGTTGTTAGCAAGCCTAAACATTAGGACAATTGTTTCTATGGTTTCGGGTGAAACTTATGTGGAGCCAAATCTACTTTTGGAGAACCAGGATTTCCTAGACCAAATGGCAAAGGCAGACACAATGGAAGAATTAGTTGATTGGGTAAATGAGAATTATTAGGCAGTAAGAAGAAGCCCCCCGTAGAAATGCGGGGGGTTTCTTTTTATGGTTGATAAATGCCGTTATCAAAATGTTATAAAAAACTTTGCGGATTGGCTTGACAAATAAAAGCCACCCCATTAGGCTTGCTACACAAGCGAAAATGCTTGATGAAGAAAGGAAGCCAAAATGGCTCAAGCAGTAAAGGTTGATGTTGTTTCTCTAATCGAGGAACTAGCGGTTGTTAGGGCAGAGAAAGATGTTCTGGCAAAGCGTGAGAGTGCTATTCGCAAGGCGGTTCTAGAGGCTACTGGAAATGTTGCCACCCCAATTGCTAATGACAATGGCGAGATTATCGCCGAGATTATCGCAAGCGTTCGCCGTTCGGTTGGCGATTGGGATACTTTCGAGGTTGCCTACCCAGAAGCCTACAAGGCTCTAACCCGCTTTACTGATGTTCTAACCCTAACCCTACCCAAAGAGTAAGGCAGACTAAAAGCAACCCCTAGCCCAAGCGGTTAGGGGTTTGTTTTTATTTGTGGTAAGCAACTTATGGATCATAAATCCTGTTACCAAAATGTTATAAAAATTTATGCGAAACACTTGACAAATAAAACTCTGCCGTTATGCTTATTACATAAGCCAAAAGGCTTACGGAGAAAGGAAAAAAGAAATGACACTAGAGGTAACCCTAAGCAATGGAACAACCATCTATCCAAGCTTTGACCCAGCACACCTAGAGGGTGTCGCTTATTACTACAATGAGCAATACCGGATTGGGTTTGTAAAGTCTTGGCGGGTAGTCAAATGAAAGCTCTTTCGGCGGTGGCAGTAGTTGGCGGTGTTGTTGCCACGGTGTTTGCGGTTGATGGCTATTACCTACTAATGGACAATGACCTAAGCGAGTTTGGCTTTGCGGTGTTGCCCTGGATTATTGGTTTAGGCTATGCGGTTTGCGGTTTAGGGATTGTGACTAAGTTAGTGGCAACCTATCGCCGATAGTCTTTGCGGTTTGCGGTAAGCCCCTAGGTATCCCCTAGGGGTTTTACTTTTTACTTTTGATAAACAATGATCATTAGAGTTTTTATTGCGGACCCCGCCCCCAAACAAGCAAAATAAATCTTGACCGGTAATTTCTTTCTGCCTTGGATTATTTTTTAGGTGATTAGTTTTGATTACCCCTCTGCGGTAAATCAAAAAATGCCCCTGGTTAGCCCTGTAATGCCCCTAGAACTGATTGACCCTCACAAGGATACCAGCTTACAATTCTGACCCCTTAGAACCCAACCTAGCCTCAATTAGACAATAGACAAGCAACCTAACTAATGAATTGTTTTTTGATTAGCAAATCAAACAACATAAACAATTACCCCTCTCCAAACAAATAATTTTTCCCAAAATCTCAAGAAGCAATGCTTGATGACCGAACCCCCGTCAATTTAGGAAACAAATTTCACACGTTCCAAAACATAGCGCTGCCCTCTCACCCGTCAAAAGCAGTTGACGTTAAGGTACTAGTTTTTATCTAAGTGCAGACGTTTAGGTTATCTTGAAGCCGCCGCAATTTATTAGGAACTCCGCGAAAGAATCGAGATCCGATTCTCTCATCCAGTAACTACAGACAGGTGGTCTTGCTTTTCCAGTGCCGCTGCATTTAATGCACTGAGAAGATCCAGCCTTTAGTATCCCTATCCGATTAAGGCCA